CTGCTATTTCTTCGGCTGTCATTGGCATATTCTTAGCCATATCTCTTATACTTTTTTCTAATTGTTCCAGTTCAGCATCAGTTGCATCTACAGTCTTCTTCACTCCTGCAAAAGCACTTTCAAATCCAGAGCCTACAACAATAGCAGCTGTCGCCACTCCTGCAATGGTTGCTGCAGCCAATGTTGCCGCTTTTACTGTTTTATCAAATGCTTTCTTTGCACCAGACGACATAGCATCAAAAACTCCATTTAGTTCATTAATACCGCCACTAAATGTATTCTTAATACCAGAAGAGGTTTGGGCAGCAGTTCTGGCAATACTCTGCAATTCTTTTTTAGTAAGCTTTGTGCTATTCATAAATGATTTTTCTACTTCACCTGCGATTTTTATTGCCAGTTCTAACTCTTTGCTCTTTGCCAATGTCCGCCACCTCCTTTGCCACTTCTCTTAACTCAAAAATAGACAGGTCCTGTATATAATCAAGACCTGTCTTAAGGGTTAGTGATAGTCGTATTGTTAATTTTCGAATTTGTTCTCCGTCTGCAGGACTTAGTCCTGTCCGTAGAAAAAAGACACTACTTTATTCTTTACCTTGATAGCTTCCCTTGGGTGTAACCCATTAAAAAACTCAACTGGTAGCTTTGTTGCTTTAGCTGCGATAATGCATGCATATTGCAGAGACATTTCTGGGAGGAATGAAGTTGAACCGGAACGTTCCATAATCTTGTTTGCTGAGATCATATCTGCTGCACTTAAATCATCAAGCCCGCTTAAATCGATTTGCTTATATTCTTCGTCATCAAATTTATAAGGCTTTCTAAAAACGATTAAGTATTCATTTTCGATTACTTCTCCATCAGTATCAAGGATTTCTGTTATCTCCGTTTTTTTCTTTTCCATTAGCACTGTTTCCTCACTTTCTCTAATAAGTCAACTCCATTAACTTTATAAACGAAATTCAATTTATCTAATTCTATTTTTTGAATACCGCCAATTTCAATCATTATGTAGACGACTTCAATTGTTACTGATGCGTCCATTTGAGAACCATTCTGCATCTTACCTGGTTTAAAGTTTTTTTGTTTTCCACGAACAACAATTCTAATTCCTTTGTGATCAATTGCACCGGAACTCTTCTCTGTAAATTGCTGCGATGCTCTAAGTGTAAGATCCAATACTTTTGTTGGGTTCATTAATGTGAAGATATCATCGTCTAATACACGGAATGGAATTTCCTGCTCCATGCTTCCGAACATACCGATTATTACTTCTTCATACTCTCCTAAAATACCTGCTCCACTTACTGTTTCTGTCATGGCATCGAAATCTGGTAGTGTAACCTCTCCAGTAAGTCCGATTAATTGGTTTCCGGTTTTGTAAACATTATAACTATGGATTACTTCTGGAATACCTGCTGCTGACATGTCTATTCACCTCCTAGTGCTGCCATTATCATTGTAGGATCAAATTCTATAACGTTCAGAATATCCTCCGCTGGTGTATATGGTGCCAAATACTGCTTGAATTGAATTTTTCCATTTAAGATATCGCCGATTTGATTATCTTTTGCGTTGAATTCAATTCTTGCTCCTGCACATCTGCCTTGTGATACTAAGCTGTTTCCTCTTATATTTTCTGCGTCACAGATTGCTTCGATTAACCTAAAGTTTGCAGTATTATCTACTTTTTCAAAATAAGTTAAAATAAATTCAATTGACCACCATGTAAAGAAACGACGACATGCTATCCATCTGTCCTTGGGATCTGTGTTGATTGGATAACATGCTGTGTTATTCCCCCATGCCTTCCATCCTCCTGCATTAATTGCTGTAACGATTCCCGATGCATTTAAAACGTTTGCTTGTTGGACATCCAGCATTACTTCAGTTCCATCTGCTAAAACCGCACCATCCACTTTTAATAATTTATTAGATGGAGATAGATTAGGAATATCGTCATTGTCTGCGTCAGTATCACCTACCATTGCTGCGTAAATTGCTGAATATGCATAATGCTTAGAGCCGATTTTGAGTTGTGGCCATAAAACAATGGAATTCTCATTGATATATCCAGCTGTCTCTTTTTCAGTTGCAACGTCAGTGTACTTGGTTGCTCCGGTTGCGGTGCAATCAATATCTAAGATATTTTCACAGGAAAAAACTCCATTAATATTTTTTGTCTTTGCTGCAATCGCTGCACCAACTAGTGGATCGTGCGACCATCCTGGTGCTAATAAAAGTCTTGGAACTAAATTAAATCTTGGGTAAACTTGTCTAACTAACTCTAGACCGGTTTCTTTTCCGGTCTCGGTATCTAAGCCACCGATTATGTCTGCAGAGTCTACCATGCTTGGGTCTATTTTGTCTCCACTAACATTTAAACTAACCGCAGCAGCTGCTTGTCCGGTAGAAAGTAATGTAATTACGGCATATCCATCATCATCAAATGAAGTTAAATAATCTTCTCCATTCATCAATGTTACCGTTTCATTTTTTACCACTAAAGAGTTTAATAAGAGCCCTTTAATATTTACGATTGCCTGTAAATCTTTAACCGGATATGTTGCGTCTACCACTGATTTTTTATGGACAACTGGATCTAAAACATTGCAAAAAATAACCGGTGAGATTTTAAAAATTCGAAAGCATGCATCCATACTCTGGCATAATGTGTAGTTTGTGAAATCGTCGCTATATCCAAGTTTCTCTTTTGCCTCATCCATATCATGAACAAGCATCAATTTATTAACCGCTGCTCCTGGATCTGATACTAAATTAATTGGTGCTGTACCAAATACAACTTGAAGTGCAGACACTGAGACTCTTGGAGCTGGCAGACTAGTTGGATTTTCTTGAACCCTAACTCCATGATTGTAAGTCATATGTTACTCTCCCTTCTTAGGTTTAAATTGCTTTACATTCTCATATTGGATATGCATAGCACCTTGTTTAGTATTAATTGCTTTCATTGCTTCGGCCAATTTTGAAATAGGTACTACTAAGCTTCCTATAGCTGGATTTTCCGCGATTGCTGCCTTAAGTATTGTCGGTAGACCGTTGTTATAGATGGTGTACTGAACTGCCACCCCTGCGATTGTCGGCCCGACATAAACTTGCTTTTGTGTTTTCTTTTTAATGTTCATTGGCTTTGCAACGGAAGTTGGAACTGATTGCTCTGTATTTTTTAGTACTGTTTCTTCAGTCTTTACTTCGGTATCGCTTGTTTTCTTTGTACTCATGTGAATTCGCTCTCCCTTCTAATAGCTGTTGTTGCCCATGTCGTCTCAATAGCTCCAAAATAGTACGGATAACTATCTTCATCCTGCAGTGCCCATAAAAATGGATTTTGTTCGTCATCTTTCATGATATATTTGTTTGCAAGCACTGGGTTCTTCGTAAATCGATCATATATTTTTTGAATTATATTTAATATATCTTTGTGACCTTGTCGTTCTGTAGATTCATCAAATACTCCTATCACCATTCGTATTTTCACTTCATGTGATAATTCTCCTGCCATCTTGCCCGACTCTACTCTAACGATGATGAATGGGTAGGGATCATCCACCTGGTCATCATCTTCTCTTATCGGGAGATCCTGTTCAAATATATTAGGCACTTCCAGTTTTGAATTTCCTGCATCATCCGTAAATGGTGTATGTAATAAAAAATCCTTAAATATATTTTCTAATTCATTTTTCAAATCATCTTGTAACTCAAATGCAGTCATTCATCATTCCCCCAGTGCTCTTAATGTATATTTCTCTAAATTCAATTTTAAATTTTTACTAATGTCTGGTTCCACAATTCCGAATACCTTTTCTTCATTTCCTAAAATTTTAGGAATTGATGGACTAAGAAGCTTTTTAATAAAATCTTTTTTCGGATCGCTTTTCATTTTCTTACCAGGCACTCTCTGAACAACTGCAACGTGACCATTCTTAAACTTTGACACAAATGCTTTTAGGTTGCCCTTCTGCAATTTCTTAAGACTTCCGTTCCTATAAACCTTACCCTTTGTAACATTAGGTCTGCTTGCTCCGGTGGTATATTTATTCGGTGAAATTTTAAACTCTTTTATTTCTAAAACTTCACCAGTTGCCCTGATAATCGCTTCCGGTCTTGAAACAGCTGCTTTCTTAATTTCCATTGCTTTATTAAAACGACCAGTCTTAATTGAATACTGTTTCTGTGCTGTTTTTGCTAACTGTATTCTAGCCTGTTTTGCAGTCTCATTGATTGCCTGTTTCATGACCATTGGTGCTTTGTTTGACATTTTATCT